GGAACAGCGGCAACTGGAACAGCGGCGACTGCAACAGCGGCAACCGGAACAGCGGCGACTGCAACAGCGGCGACTGCAACAGCGGCGACTGGAACGCTACATCCTTTTCAAATGGCTGTTTTAATACTACGGTATCGCCCAAAATCTATATGTTCAACAAGCCTTCCGATTGGACGCTTCAGAACTGGTTTGATTCCCGTGCCCGGCGTTTACTGAATGAGATTGACGATTGCCCGCTTGAATACGTCTGGTTCGACAGTATGACCGATGAAGAAAAAGTAGCACACCCGGAAGCAAAGACCACCGGCGGTTATTTGAAGGAACGCACCACGGCAGACAATGCCCGGAAGTGGTGGGCGGGGCTTAGTGCCGATGATCGAAACGTTATCCTCAGTTTACCGAACTTCGATGCAGAAATCTTTAAGGAAATCACGGGGATTGACGTAAGCAAAGACTGATGCACTTCAAGAGCTGCGCTATCTGGCTATACGGGCGTGCGGAAGGAGGTGAATACATACGGCTACCGGAAAAAGATACTACTGGCTAAAACTCAAAGACAGCTTCATGCGGTCTGACGCGGTGGATTTTCTCATGGGTCAGAAAAACGGCGCAAACTATGTGGTGCTGTACCAGATGCTCTGCCTTATGACTATCAATACCAACGGCAGGCTTTCGCGGCAGATTGGCGAAGTGATCATTCCATATGACGTGGACAAGATTCAGCGCGATACTAAGTGGTTTTCTACCGATACCGTGCGCGTCGCGCTGGGGCTTTACGCGAAACTTGGGCTGATTTATCAGGAAAAAGACGGCACGCTGGTGCTTGCAAACCACTCGGAAATGGTCGGAAGCGAAACTGATTATGCAGCGCAAAAAAAGTTGCAAAGAACGAACCAGCGTCAAATTGATGCAGAACACTGTGGACAATGTCCACAGGATGTCCACACAGACGTCCACAAAAATGTCCATACAGATATTAGAGATAAGATATTAGATATAGATAAGTCGTCGTCATCTAAAGATGACTCCTCCTATACAGGGACGAGGACGACGAAATCTCTAGTGGATTTTTTTCGGGAGAATGTCAGCAAGCTGAGCAAGACTGGAGAAAAAGAGCTGACCGGCTACATAGAGCGCATGGGCGCAGATCTTGTGTACGCGGTCATGAACAAGTGTGTGGATCTGGGCGGCGGCAGCTGGGCGTATGTCCGCAAGGCACTGGAAGAAGCGGAAGGACTTGGCTGCAAGACCGTTGCGGAGTATAACCAGCTCTGCCCTATCGGCGGGAGCCGGGCAAAAGGCACACGTGTGGACAGAGCACAGCCATCCGGCAACGATATTTTAAGCCCGGAGCGCATGGCACGTAGCCGGGAACGTCTGCGGAAAAACAAGAAAGGGGCAGATGACCATTGACAAATCCATGTTGTAAAGACTGCCCCGCTCGGTATCTCGCCTGTCATGACCACTGTCCGCAGTTTGCCGCTTGGCGCAAAGAACACGCCAAAGAGACGGGCTATAACCGGCAAATGACCGTGTCCGGCAGGGTCTACCACTACGACTACGAGGACAAGCACCGGGAGAAGGGCAAGAAAAAGTATTTGGGCAAAAACGGAGGAGACAAATGAAAGTTTTAGTTGCCTGTGAGGAATCGCAGGAGGTCTGCAAAGCGTTCCGAGCAAAAGGCCACGAAGCCTACTCCTGCGACATTCAAGAGCCGTCCGGTGGGCATCCCGAATGGCACATCCTCGGCGACGCCCTCAAGGCTGTTGAGGGGGGGCAAGTCGTGACGATGGACGGCGTAACGCATGACGTTGGCAAGTGGGATTTGCTCATTGCACACCCGCCCTGCACTTATCTTTCCAACGCAGCGACAAGAGCATACAGTTTGCGCGTAACGCCAGCTGAAAAAGTTGTAGCACGATGGGCAAAGCGCGTGGAAGCTGCAATTTTCTTTATGCAATTCATGTTGGCAGACGTTCCGCGCATTGCGGTGGAAAATCCAGTAGGCATCATGAACACTGCATACAGAAAAGCTGACCAGATCATTCACCCGTACTATTTCGCAGAGAGTGAATCTGACGAGGAAAATTATCACACAAAGCGCACTTGCCTCTGGCTGAAAAATCTCCCTCTTCTCAAGAAAAAGAACGACTTGCCAAGACCAAAGCCAAGATATTTTTGCCAAGGGGAGAAGTGCAAAGGAAAGCCAATTGCATGGTGCGAAGGTATTCGTGGCATTACAAACGGTCAAGAAGGGCGTGCAAAAGCAAGAAGCAAGACTGCGCCAGGTATTGCAAAGGCAATGTCCGAACAATGGGGGTAAAAAATGAAAACCGTACAGGAAATTATGGCTGAAAACGGTTCCTTGGCGAACATCGAGCGTTTTCAGACGATGCAGAAGTGGGAGTACAAGCGCAAGGTTTCACACGCGCAGGAGATGGCAGAAGCGTTCTATTGCTGGGCTAAGGATCACGGCAAGGGCATTCATCTATCAGTGGGCGGTCTGGATTCCATCACGCTGCATTACTTTTTGGAGAGCATCGGGCTGCCTGTCACCTGCGTGTCCTGCTCCTCGCTGGAGGGCAAGGGCGTGCAGCAGGTGCATAAGCAGATTGCAGCAGAGATGGAAAACGAATACAAAAACTGGATGGGAGATGGTGAAGCGCCGTCCTTCGTGTTCCTGAAGCCGCTGAAAAGCAAGGTGCAGGTCTTACAGGAGTTTGGATGGCCGGTCATAAGCAAAGAAAAGGCGGGCAAGATCATGCTGTTGCAAAACCCGACAGAGAAAAACGCCACAGTGCGCCATGCGATCATTACCGGTGAGACCGGCGAATACGGCGGCTGGCAGAAGAACAGCCGCATGAAGCTGCCGCAGAAGTGGCTTGAACTGTTCGGCGGTGCAGACGCAGAGGGCGAAGCGCTTGGATATCAGGCAGCGCCGTTCAAAGTATCAGACCGGTGCTGCTACTACCTCAAGGAAAAGCCCTGCAACGACTGGGCGCGGGAGCATGACAGCGTGCCCTATATGGGTCTGATGGCCAGCGAGGGGGGGCGGCGTGAGAAAAGCCTGAAGATGCACGGCTGCAACTATTTCGGCAAGACAACCACCCGCAGTGCACCTTTTGCCATTTTTGACCGGCAGGATATTTTGCAGCTTGCGCTTGACCTTGACGTGCCCGTGCCTGCAGAATACGGCGAGATTGCAAAAGACAGTGACGGCAAGCTGTATACCACCAAGGCACAGCGTACCGGCTGTACTATGTGCGGTTTTGGCATCCACATAGAGGGAAGACCGCACCGGTTTGACATTTTGCGGGAGACCAACCCCAAAGAATGGGAGTTCTGGATGAAGCACGTCTGCCAGGACGAAAACGGCAACTGGTACGGCTGGGGCCGTGTACTGGACTATATCGGCATCGGCTGGGAAGATATACCAGAGCAGGCTGTTCAGATGCACATTGACGATCTGATTGGAGGGAACTTGTGAAATTAACCCTCTACGGCGACCCACGCACCAAGAAAAACTCTGCACGCATCCTCAAAAGCCGCTTAGGCGGGCGCTTTGTAGCCCCTAGCAAGGCCTACGGGGATTATGAGACGGACTGCCTGCGGCAAATAAAAAGGCCGCGCAGCCCCATTTCTGCCCGCGTGAACGTGCGGTGCGTGTACTACATGGCTACCCGGCGTAAGGTTGACCTTGCAAACCTGATTGAAGCCACCTGCGACATACTGGTAAAGGCCGGTGTGCTGGCAGACGACAATAGCCGCATCGTTGCCGCCCACGATGGCAGCCGGGTGGATTACGACAAGCAAAACCCCAGAGTGGAGATCTGGATCGAGGAAATGGAGCGTTTTTTATGAGCAAGTATGCAATTGGAGACCACGGATACAAGGTGAATTTTTCCGGCTTTGCCTATGTTGAGGCAGACAGTGCAGAAGAAGCAATGGAAAAATACAACAATGATGATTTTGTATACAAGGAAGTCAATCCGGGAAAGGCCGAAGAAGTCGAGACGATGGTGATTGATTTGTGATGGAGGTGTGCAGATGATTCAGTCATGGACACCTGAAAGCGAACGGCCAAAGCCGCGCACCGGCGTGGACTACCACGAAGTAAAGGCGTGGTTCCAGCAGTGCCGGGATATGGCTGCGGCGGTTGAAGCGCAAAAGCAGAAGATCCAGCGCATCCGGGAAGTTGCCGAAAAGACCACCCCAAGCCTGAACGGGATGCCCGGCGGCGGTGGTGCCGGTGACAAGGTCGGGCTTGCTGCAACAGATATCACGGACGAGAAGCGCCGCCTTCAGCAGATGGAAACAGACCTGTGCCTGCTGCGCATTGAAGCCACCCGGCGGGCGTACTGTATCACGGCAAGCAAATCCAGCAAAAAACAGGCTGACTGCCTGTGCCTGTACTACGTCAAGAACAAAAAGCAGCGCGAGGTCTGCGAGGAGCTGGGGCTTTCGGAAGAAAACCAGGTCTCCATCTACATCAAGTGGGGCAGCATCTATCTGGCAGAGATTTGGGACAGCTTCGGCAATGTTGCACAAACCGCACAAAACCCGCCCTGATTTTTTGCAATGCACCTTCATACTGCAAATATCCAACTAAAACAGGCATTGTGCTAAAATTGGTATAAGCGGAATCGCCGAAAGCGATAAGACGCTTGCCACGCAGTCTCCGAAACGAATCCCCCCAAAATGCTTTCCTCCCAAGGCTTGACAGGCATTTTTCTTCCTCTCGTTTCGCGGGCTGCTTCTATGTTCCGGTAGCTCAACTGGTAGAGCATCCGGCTCATAACCGGGGAGTTGCAGGTTTGATTCCTGCACGCGGCATGATATATTCCCGTAGTTCAAGTGATGGAACAGCGGTCTCCAAAACCGCAGGCTGCAGGTTTGAGCCCTGCCGGGAATGCCAGCTGCGTACCCTGTGAGGGGGCTGCGCAGATAGCGGAGCATCTGGCCGCGAAAGTACCGGATGCAGCGGCGCTTCACCGTTTGCGTTGTCCAAAAACTGAATGTACGGAGCGCTGCTTATTTTGATATTCTGACCGTTCGGATTTCCGGGCGGTTTTTCTTTTGCGAGGAAGGAGGAACCCGCCGTGAGATATGGTGTGCCGTATCGTGGCAGCAAGAACAAAATCGCACAGTGGGTTGTCTCTAATCTTCTTGCTGGTGACACGCTAATTGACCTGTTTGCTGGCGGTTGCGCAGCCACACACGCCGCATTGCTGTCTGGCAAATGGAATCGCATTGTTGCAAATGACATCGGTGATGCGCCGCAGCTGTTCATGGATGCTGTTCACGGAAAGTATGCAAACGAAAAGCGTTGGATTAGCCGTGAAGATTTTCATAGGCTGAAGGATTCTGACCCTTACGTTTCGCTCTGTTGGAGCTTCGGCAACAACCGCATGGATTATCTCTATTCAAAAGAGATTGAACCGTGGAAAAAGGCTTTGCATTATGCAAGAGTGTTTGGCGATACGTCCCTTTTGCGAGAGTTTGGAATCAATTCGGACGGTAGCTCAAAAGACATCAAGCCGAACAACGAGGAATACAAAAGACTTTATTCACAGTGGCTTGGACATCAAGTGAAACATAAAAGGCTTTATGATTTAGACCACCTTGCAAGGTTAGAGAATCTTGAACGCCTACAAAATCTTGAACGCCTACAAAGGCTTGAATGTCTGCAAAGGCTTGAACGTCTGCAAAGCGATTATCGTGATGTGCAGATTCCGCCAAATGCTGTTGTATACGCTGACCCCCCCTATAAACGGACGAATTGTACGGGATACAAATGCGATTTTGACCATGAATCGTTTGAAAAGTGGCTTGCCGAAACTCCGTTTATGGTTGTTATCAGCGAGTATGAAGCGCCAAGTGGGTGCGTAGAGGTTGCAAGCATAAAAAAGCAATCATCTATGGGCACTGGAAACAAAGGCAGGTCTGATATTGAAAAGATGTTTGTGCAAGAACGGTTTGTTGAACAGTACGAAAATTCATTTAACGTGAGAGGTGGTGGCGGTGAGTGCGAAGCGGCTGACAGACAGACAAAAAAAGAAGATCGTTGCTGACTATGTGCAGCTGCAGAGCTACGCCAGAGCCGCCAAACTGAACGACGTGGCAGAAAGCACCGTGCGGAAAATCGTGAAAGATAATCCCAAGTGTGCGGATTTGTGCGCCTTAAAAAAAGAGCAGAACACGCAGGACATGCTTTCTTACTTAGGCAGTAAGCGAGGGGAAGCACAGGATCTTCTCGGGCTGTACCTTCAGGCGATGGCAGACCCGGACAAGATCGCAGAGGCAACGCTGCCGCAGCTGTCCACGGCGTTTGGAACCATCGTGGACAAGTTTGCTATGCTGGGAGACCAGAGCAACATAGAAGCCCCGGACGATGGCCTGCTTGAGGCTCTGAGCGTTGCCGCAGACATCAGCCCGCCGGATGACGTGGAGATGCTGCCGGAGGAAGAGGACGACAATGCGGAAAAGTAACGGTTTTCGCTGGAAAGCCCTCAGCCAGCGGCAAAAGCAGGTCTTGAGCTGGTGGGCGCCGCAGAGCGCATACAGCGGTTACAACGGCATTATTGCAGATGGCGCTATTCGATCGGGCAAGACCTTTGCCATGAGCTTTTCTTTTGTCCAGTGGGCTATGGCCTGCTACAGCGGCCAGCAGTTTGCCATGTGCGGAAAGACCATCGCCAGCTTCCGGCGCAACGTGCTGGGCACACTCAAGCAGCAGCTTGCAGCCCGTGGCTACAACGTCAAGGAGCATCGGGCAGAAAACTGCATGACCGTCAGCAAGGGCGGCAGAACCAACGAGTTTTACTTTTTCGGCGGCAAGGACGAGAGCAGCCAGGACCTGATCCAAGGCATCACCCTTGCCGGGGCATTCTTCGATGAGGTGGCTCTGATGCCGCAGAGCTTCGTCAATCAGGCCACAGCCCGTTGCTCTGTCACCGGGTCAAAGTTCTGGTTCAACTGCAACCCGGGCAGCCCGCAGCATTGGTTTTATCTCGAGTGGGTGCGGAAATGCCGTTCCCGCAAGATGATGTATCTCCATTTCACGATGGATGATAACCTGTCACTTTCCGAGGACATCAAGGCCAGATACCGCAGCCAGTACAGCGGCGTTTTCTATCAGCGCTACATTCTGGGACTGTGGACGGTGGCTGAGGGCCTTGTATATGATATGTTCGACCGCAAGAAGCACGTCATTGACGTACTGCCGGAGCTTTCGCCAAAGAGCGCCTATGTGGCGTGCGACTTTGGCACCCAGAACGCAACGGTTTTTCTGCTGTTCCAGAAGCAGGCGGATGCAGACTGCTGGATCGTCACCCGGGAGTACTACTACAGCGGCCGCGAACAGAAGCGGCAAAAGACCGTGGGCGAGTACGTCACGGACCTCAAGACGTGGCTGAACGGGATCAAACCGGAAAGGATCATCGTTGACCCCTCTGCCCTACCCCTGATTACAGAGTTGCGCAAGAACGGCTTTACCCAGACCCCCGCAAATAACGACGTCCTGAGCGGCATTCTGGACGTGCAGACCATGCTGCAGACCGGGCGGCTGAAGATTTACAAAGACTGCAAGCACACGCTGGAAGAATTCGGCGTGTACGCTTGGGATCCAGACAAAGACGACACCGTGCTGAAGGTCAACGACCACTGCATGGACGCTATCCGCTATTTCGTGCGCACAAAGCGCCTTGTGAAACTGAGGGATTGATTTTGAGCACTGTATACACATTCCAGACTTTTCAGCAGGCGCAAGCCGCCGGGGAACAGCCTGATTTCATCCGGCGGTTCGTGCAGCAGCACTGCGCTTCCGGGCCGTACAAGATGGCGCTGGACGCCGACCTGTACGATGCCCAGAAAAACCCGGGAGCTGAACGATTCGCACAGACTTACGCTTTGATGTTGAAACGCCTGTCCAAAAACACCAAGCCGGACACCCCACACCCCGATATGGTCAAGAGCAATCTTTTCCGGCGGCTCAACAAACAGCGGGCAACCTACTCCCTCGGAAACGGCGTGGTCTTTGCGGACGATGGCGTGGACAAGGACAGGCTGGGGCAGAACTTTGATGAGCAGATCCAGAAGGCCGGCTATTTCGCTCTGATACACGGTGAGAGCTTCGGATTCTGGAATAACGACCATCTGGTGATTTTCAAGCTGACCGAATTTGCTCCCCTGTACGATGAAAAGACAGGCCTTTTGCAGGCAGGCGTGCGCTTCTGGCGGCTGAACCCGGACACGGATATGCACTACATCCTGTACGAGCTGGACGGCTTTACCGAGTACACGGAAAGCCGAATCGGCAATGTGATGCAGGAGACAACGCCGAAGCAGGCATACAAGAGCGTGATCACCACAACACCCGGCGGCGGGCTGGAAAGCGTAGAGGACGAAAACTACAGCGCTCTTCCCATTGTGCCGCTGTGGGGCTCAGACCTGCACCAGAGCACCCTTGTGGGGCTGAAAGCCTACATTGACAACACCGATCTGGTGATGTCTGGCTTCTGCAATGACCTGCAGGACTGCGCGCAGATTTACTGGCTGTGCGAGAACTTCAACGGCATGACCGATGACGAGCTGCAGGAGTTTCTTGTCAAGCTGAATCTGTACCACATTGCAGGCGCAGACACCAGCGCGGGCGGCAAGATCACCCCATACACCACCGAGATTCCTGTGAATGCCCGGCAGACTCTTTTGGAGCTGCTACACACCCGGGTGTATGAGGACTTCGGCGGTCTGGATGTGCACTGTGTCAGCGCGGACAGCACCAACGACCATCTGGATGCAGCCTATGAACCGCTGAACCAGAACGCAGACGACTTCGAGGCGCAGGTCAAGCCGTTCATCCGGCAGATCTGCGCACTGGCTGGCTTTGACAACGCTATGCCGACATTCAACCGCAGCAAGATCACAAACACAGCTGAACAGGTCGCAACGGTGATTTCTGAGGCGCCGATCATCGGGCAGGACGTGGCCATTGACCTGCTGCCCAACCTGACCCCGGAGCAAAAGGAACAGGCCAAGGCCGCGCTGATGGCAGAGAGCGCAATGCGGGAGACCACAGACGAGGACGAGGAAGAGGAGGACAACGAGGATGAAAACTCATAACGGAATGAAAATATTTGTCTATATTTTCTTTGGCGTGTGCGTTGCGCTTATCATTGGAAGCGCAATTTTGGACGCCGTTTTATCTGTTTACTACGTCAAAGGCGTTTTTAGCGCAGATATGCCTGAATGGGCTAAATGGGCGCTTGTGACTATTGCAGCGTCATGAAACAAACTGACCTTGACCGCATCTCCACCCGGCAGCTGAACAGACTGCGCCGCCGCATTTTGCGGGTCTATGGAACCGCCCGCCGGGAAATGACCGAGCAGCTGACCGAGTTTCTGGAGCATTACCAGAAGTTGGACGCATACAAGCGGGCGCAGCTGGAAGCCGGGAAGATCACCGAGAGCGACTACCGCACATGGCTGCGCAATCAGGTGTTTCAGTCCAAGATGATGCACCAGAAGCTGGACAACATCACCCAGACGTGCACCACAGCCCAGCAGACGGCGTACAAGCTAGCGCGGGATGAACAGTACGATATCTTTGCCCTTGGCGCAAACTGGGCGTTCTACGAGCTGGAACAGGCCGCAGGCGTGGCGTTCAACCTGACCTTGTACAACACCGAAGCGGTCAAGCGGCTGCTGCTGGAGAACCCCAAGCTTGTACCCAACAAGCGCATCAAGAGCGAAAGCAACCGCACCTATGATGCGCGTGTGTTCAACCGGTACGTAACAAAAGGCATCATACAGGGCAAAAGCGTCCATGACATTGCGGTGCAGGCTGTGCAGGGCATGGCAGACACCGAGGTGCACTGGGCGATGAACAACGCCATCACAGCTCTTACAGGCGCACAGAACGCAGGGACGATGCAGCAGCTGCGCAACGCCCAAGCCCTTGGCATTGAGGTGCAGAAGCGCTGGAACAGCACGTTGGACTACCACACCCGCGAGATGCACCGGCTGCTGGATCAGGAGACCGCCGATCTTGACGAGCCTTTCAAGGTGCAGGGCTACGAGATCCAGTACCCCGGAGACCCCAACGCAGCTCCGGAAATGGTTTATCACTGCCGCTGTAAGGTGACCGGGGCGCTTGTGAAGTACCCACGGCAGAACGCTATGCGGCGGGACAACACGACAAAAGAGGTCACATCTGACCTGACCTATACCGAGTGGTACAAGTCAAAGGGCGGCACGGAAGCCGAACAGATGTGGCGGGCGGAAGAGCGAAAACGCAGAAAGGAGAGTGTCAAGAATGAGTAAACGAGGCTCTGGAAGTTCGACGAGGGCAAAATCTGGCGGAGGCGGTGGTGCTGGCGCAAAAGAAAAAGATCTTTTTACTGTTGGAAAAGATGGAGTGCGGACTTATGACGATTCAGAAAGAGAGCCGGGTAAAGATTGGATGCTTTCCAAACACAGTGCCGAAGCCATAAAAGCGTTCAGAAACCTAAGCGATGTTCATTGCGAATGGAATAAAGGATTTGACGTCCTTGAGGGCGATAAACGGCCTGTAGGCATGAAACGAAGTCAGCAATGGGATTACCTGAAAAACCACAACATCAATTCTTTTATTCTCCGAGTTCCAGAGGGACAGACAAAAAGAGCCCTAAAACAGATGGAAGACTACGGGTATCATGTTGTTGCAAAATTGGCATCGAATTCAAAAGATAAGCGAATTTTTGATGATAACGAGTTTTATATGTCCAAAAAGAAAATGCAGCGGCTTGGATTGGATTTCAAAGTGGAAACCTACTGGAAAAAAGGATGGAAAGGCTAAAGGCTTGGAGGGATGAACCGTGATTCTGCCGATGGAAAACACCGAGAAAATGATTTTTCCGGGCGTGGGCAAGTATGGCATCCCTGAAATCAAGCCAGAAACTGACATCCGCATTGACAAGCTGGAATGGATTCCGGTCAATTATGCGCTGACCGCCAAAGACAAGGCCACAAAAGGCGTGCATTTTTACAAGGACGATTACCAGTTTGAACGGTTCTGGAACAACCCAGACAAATACATTCCCCTTTTGCAGCAGTTCGGCGCGGTGTGTTCGCCGGATTTTTCTTTGTACAGTGATATGCCGCTTGCGGTGCAGCTTTTTATGCATTATAAAAAGCACTGGCTGGCTGCATACTGGCAGGCGCACGGCATTCACGTTATCCCAACGCTTTGCTGGTGTGGAGAGCAAAGCTATGACTGGTGCTTTGATGGCGAGCCCAGAAACGCTATTGTGAGCATTTCGAGCCACGGCACACAGTCTGACCCATACGAAGCAGAATGCTTTGCCAAGCACTGCCGTAAGGCGCTAGAAGTGCTGCAACCAAGCAGCATTTTGTGGTATGGCAAGTGCCCGGCTGAATTTGACTGGAACGTGACCAAAATCAAGCCATTTCAATACGAAAGGAGGCATTACCGTGAGTAAACGAGGTTCTGGCAGTTCCGCGAGAGCGGGTGGCTGAAAATTTAATGTAGAACAAATGAATCTTTCTGGCTCAGAGAAGCAAGTTGCATGGGCAAAAGATATTGTAAAAGAAGCATTTCGAAATCTTTACGATCAGATAAAACAGCGAGAAAAAGCGATGGATGACGACATTGCTGATATTGCAAAACGAAATGGTATAACAAAAGCGGCAGTCAGAAAAGCAAACTTTTCAAATCCCAATAGTGCTCCATCGCAAGACAAATTGTGGATTGATACAGCAAAAGAATACAAAACTAAAAATATGGAAAATTTCAAAAATTTACCATCCAACTTTCCGGCAAGCAAAATTATTGATGCACGTCAAGGAATGACAGCGGATGCGATGATTAATGCCGTCAATATATTGGTGAGACAGAAGAAAAATAAACGATAAACAATGAAATTTAACTACAACATCAAAGTCACCGACAACACCCCGCAGCTGCATGAAGCGCTGGAAGCGTGGGTGGAGCGAGTGCTGACCATCTGGGGAATGAAGGTGCAGGACTACGCCCAGCTTCTTGTGCCTACCGGAACGGCAGACAGCACCGGCATAGAGGGCTATGTTGGTGGTGCTCTGAAAGCATCCCTCACCTACGTTGTATCTGCGGCACAAAAGACCGTGACCATCGGCTCAAACCTGTTTTACAGTGTATATGTGGAGTTGGGCACCGGTATTTTTGCCGAGAAGGGCAACGGACGCAAAACGCCGTGGGTCTGGCAGGACTTCAACGGCAAATGGCACTTTACCCGGGGCATGGCTCCCCGCCCCTTCCTGCGCCCGGCGGTTGAAGCTCATATCAAGGAACTGCAAGAGATTGCAGTCGAGGAAGGAAACAAGGAGGTATAAAAGCATGACAGAACTTGAATTTTTGAGCGAAAGGCTTGAAGCTGCTGCAAAAAGGCAGATGGAAGCTGATGAAGCATATCACAAAGCCGCCGAAGAGGTGGAAGTCATCAAGGCCGAAATGGTGAGAGCAAAAAACAAGCGAGAAAAAGAACTTGATGCTGTTGGTGAGTTGCTTTGCAAGGGAAGAACGGCACGAAAAGAACTTCAAAAAATTTGCGATGTTGCGTATGGAAACGGAGCAAAAATCAAAATTTTGCTGTATCTTCCTGCTTCTGAGCCTGACGATACAGATTTTCAGCTCTACCTCTAAAACTCAATATCCAGCGGTTGGCGCACAGCGTCAGCCGCTTTTTTATGCCGTTTTCGCACAACTGGCAGTGCTCCCGGCTCATAACCGGGTAAGTTGCAGGTTCGACCCCTGCAAGCGGCACCACACCGGCAGCACGTCCGGCAAATTAAACCTTATTGCCAAGCATGGCAGCCCAAGCAAGGGCAGAAAGGACGAACACACATGGCACTCAAAAGAGCAGATATCCGCAAGATTCTGGAAAACGCCGAAACCTCCAACGATGACAAGGCAAAAGCCATTCTGGACGCCTTGCACGAGGAGACCGATGCCCTCCGGGACGAGCTGGATACCGAGAAAAACGCCCGCGTTGCAGCGGAAAAGGAACGGGACGCAGCCAACAGCGGTAAGCAGACCGCAGAGCAGGCGCTGACCGACTACAAGGACCAGCAGACCAAGAAGGACGCCCATGCAGCCAAGGAATCCAAGTTCCGGGAGCAGCTTAAGGCCGCAGGCGTGCTGGAAAAGTACTTTGACCGCATCGTGCGCCTGTCTGGCGAGGACATCGACAAGATGGAACTGGACAGCAAGGGCAACGTGAAGAACGCGGACAAGCTGGCTGAGAGCCTGAAAACCGATTGGAGCGATTATGTGGGCAGCACCTCCACCAAGGGCGCACCGGTAGACAACCCGCCCGCAAACACCGGCTCCAAAATGACCAAAGACCAGATTTTTGCAATCAAGGACGCTGGCGAGCGTCAGGCCGCGATTGCAGCAAATGCCGACCTGTTTATAGGCGGCGGGAAGGAATAATCTATGGCAGCAAAAGAAAATCTGATTACCACCACCGAGATCGCCATCAACTCCCGGGAGATCGACTTTGTGACCCGCTTCCAGCGCAACTGGGATCATCTGCGGGAGATCATGGGCATCATGCGCCCCATCCGTATGCAGCCTGGCACTGTGCTGAAGAGCAAGTACGCACAGGGCACCCTGCAGAGCGGCACCGTGGCAGAGGGCGAGGAGATCCCCTACAGCCAGTACACCGTCAAGGAGAAGGACTACGGCAAGATCACCATCGAGAAGTACGCCAAGGCCGTCTCCCTTGAGGCTATCCAGAATTACGGCTACGAGGTTGCCGTGCAGAAGACCGATGATGAGTTCCTGTACGACCTGACCGCAAAGGTCACCGACAAGTTCTACAAGTACCTGAACACCGGCAGCCTGAAGGGCACGCCTAAAACCTTCCAGATGGCTCTGGCGATGGCAAAGGGCAGCGTGGAGAACAAGTTCAAGAACATGCACCGCACCGTCACCGGCGTTGTGGGCTTTGCAAACGTTCTGGACGTGGCCGAGTATCTGGGCACCGCAAACATCACCATCCAGAACCAGTACGGATTCCAGTATATCAAGGACTTCATGGGCTACAACACCATCTTCCTTCTGTCCGATGGCGAGATTGCAAAGGGCAAGGTCATCGCCACCCCTGTTGACAACATCGTGATGTACTACGTTGACCCCTCCGACAGCGACTATGCCAAGGCCGGTCTGGTGTACACCACCGCAGGCGAGGCAAGCAACCTGATCGGCTTCCATACGCAGGGCAACTACACCACCGCCGTGTCCGAAAGCTTTGCCATTACCGGCGTGACCCTGTTTGCCGAGTATCTGGACGGCATCTCTGTCCAGACCATCACCCCGGGCGAATCGGTCTAATCTACAAGGGAGGTGACCCCGCATGACTGTGCCAGAGCTGTGCGTTTACACGCACAATTTTTTTGACCGGTACGATGCACCGTTTACAGGGCGGTTCATCATTGGCGTGGACTATATCTGGGATGCGATCAACTTCAACACGGACGTGCTTGCAGATCCTGAAAACATCCTGTCCGGGCTTGCGCCGCACCAGTTCTACAAAATAGAGGGCTCTATCTTCAATGACGGCGTGCATCAGGCGGGCGAGCCTCTGACTCCCGAAACCTTTACCGGCACGGTACAGCCTATGCGGGTACCCAACGTTTTTGTGGAGCTTGCCAAGAAGATCACTGACTACGATGCAGCCACGCCCGGCGGTGGGCGCTATGTTTCCCAGTCCTTCAACGGATGGAGTGGCACTATGGCCACCGGAACGGACGGCTTGCCCGCAGACGGCTGCACCCGCTACCGCCGGGAGATCAACCAATGGAGGAAATTGTAATGCCTGTAAACGATTTCACCAAGTTCACCGTGATGGAGAATTTCACAAAAAAGTTCTGCTTCATGGAAAAAAAGCTGGTTTCGGATGGGCTTTTTGGCTCTACCACCACATGGGAGGACGGCATGGAGTTCCTTGCCGTAGAGCGCCACGACCAGACTATTGAAGCGCAACAGGCAGAGCAGCAGGGCACGGCATCCACTTACTCCCTCTATGTGGATAAGGGCATCAAGCTGTCCCCCTTCGACCGCATCAAGCGGCTGGACGATGGGCAGACCTATGAGGTGACCACCGCGAGCAGCGACAAGATTTCGCCCGCCGAAAGCCAGATGAATCTTGCCGTTGTGCAGTGCAAAAAGGTGGTGCTTTCCTGATGGGCGCAGCAGAAGCCGTTACCACGGCGCTGAACAGCTTTTTTACGCTGTTCAATGTTCCTGTATACCCGGAGGATTTCGTGCCGCAGGGCTCTCCCCTGCCCTATATCACGGTGTTGCCTGTCATTCCAAAGGGGTTTGACGAGAGCAGCACCTTCCATGCGCGGCTGTGGTATCCGGTGGACGGCGGCAAGCTGCCCATCATCCGCAAAACAGATGAGATGCGCGCTGCCCTCGGGGATGGGCTTACCATCGAGTGCGAGGGCGGCGCAATTCTTTTGTGTGCAGGCAATCCGTGGGCGCAGTCTATGGACAACCCCCCGGAAAAATACCTGTGCACATACCTTACTTTTGACGTCACATCCTTCGTGGTGTGAGAAAGGATAACGCATGAACAAGATGTATCACGCCATTTCGGCAGATGCTTTCAAAAAGCTTCAGTTTCAGGCCGGCGCGCTGCTCAAGAAGTTCGACCCGGAGGGCACTACTCCCATTGCAGCGGAGGATATGATCTGCCTGACTTCCGGCGGCATCACCGTCAGCTGCAAGCCCAACACCATTGATCTGGGTGAGGATCTGGACGAAGTGCCCGAGAACACCTATCAGTTGAAGCACATCACCAGTTGGGATTGTGGCCTGTCTACCACCTGCATGACCGTGAGCGCCGACACCATCAAGCTGGAGTTGGGCGCTGCAGACGTGGAAACGGAAACCAACAAGATCACCGTTCGTGAGGATTACAAGGACACGGACTTTCAGGATGTATGGTGGCACGGCAATTTGATCGGCGGCGGCTATGCTGCTGTCAAGCTGATGAAGGCCGTGAGCGATGGCGGCCTTGAACTGAAAACCACCAAGGACGGCAAGGGCAACATCAACCTGAGCCTGAAGGGTCACTACGACATGACCGACACCAGCAAGGTGCCTATGGAGTTCTACGTCAAGGAGGCAGAGTAATGATCCTTACCATCAATCTTGACCCCGTGGAAGCCCTGCCCAAGCTGTATGACGCGGTGGACGGCATCACCCGCATGATCATGGACGCAAAGGACAACGTGGACAACCCGGAGACCAAAGCTGCCCGGGAGACCATCGTTGCCAACGCCATGAAGCTGCTGGGAGCAGAGCCTGACGAAACCGCAGAGGGCAAGAAGAAGCTGACCCCGCGCGAGTTTGCGCTGGCTGCGCTGGACTTTATCAAGCCCCTGATGAAGCTTGACCCGCAGCGCACCATGAACGCCCTGCACCAGCTGTACACGCTGGAAAAGGGCGAGAAAGACACCCTGCCCAAGGCATTCACCGCGCTTACCAAGTCCGTGATGCAGGAGGATATGCAGGATTTTTTGTCATCGCTGGCCGACTTGAACGGCCTGAGTTTTGGCACTACGTCTGCCGCGCCGACCTCCAGCATCTCCGCGCCTACGGAATAAAGTATTTCGTCTGGTTCGTCATCAGCGAGATGCGCGAACGCCACCGCACAAAAGCATACCAGCTGTACACGGCTGATATGCTTTTTCTTTGTGCCGTATCGCTGGGGCAGCAGGTGGAACAGTCCTTCAGCGAGATCATGGCAGAGTACGACAAGCCGCTATCCCAGCGCCGCCACGAGACCACGCTGGAAGAAGCGCAGGCGTGTTGGGAAAAGACGCTTGCAGACAGTAAAAAAGCCGCAGAGCAGAACGGAGGTGGTGAGACCTGAACATTTTCAAGTTGATGGCCACTTTGGGGCTTGATACCTCCGAGTATGAGCAGGGCATCGAGCAGGCTAGAAAAGAGACGCAAAGCGCCGCAAACTCGCTGAACCGCAGCGCAAACACCGCCGGGAGCGGCGTTTCAGGCATGGCAAGCCAGTTTGCAGCAGCCAGCGCAAAAGCGACTGTCCTTGCAAATATGCTTACCTCGCTTGGGACAAAAGCGGTAGGCCTTGCAAAGGGCTTTGTGGAGATGGGCATTTCTTACAATGCCCAGATAGAAAAGTACACCACCGGCTTTACCAATATGCTGGGCAGCGCACAGGCCGCGCAGGAAGCCATGCAGGCTATTCAGGAGGACGCAGCCCGCACGCCGTTTGACGTGGCATCTCTGACGCAGGCAAACCAGTTGCTCATCAGCGCAGGTGAAAATGCGGAGTATTCCCGCAAGGTCATCAATGCGTTGGGCGATGCTGTTTCTGCAACCGGCGGCGGCAACGCCGAACTATCCCGCATGGCTGCAAACCTGCAGCAGATCGCCAATGTGGGCAAAGCGTCCGCAATCGACATCAAGCAGTTTGCCTATGCGGGCATCAATATTTATCAGGTCTTGGCAGACTACACTGGCAAATCGGTGCAGGAAGTCCAGAACATGACCATCAGCTACGACCTTCTTTCGCAGGCGCTCATAGCCGCAAGCGAGGAGGGCGGGCGTTACTATAACGCCATGGACACCCAGAGCCAGACCATGAACGGGCGTATATCCACCCTGAAGGATAACGTCAGCCAGCTGGCCGGGCTTATGACCGGCGATCTTTCCTCCGGCATCGGCGTTGTGATAGGCCACCTAAACGACATGGTTGTCGCAGCACAGGAAGCCTACAAGGAGGACGGCTGGAAGGGTCTCGGAAACGCAATCCTTGAACTGGATAATCCAATCAGTGCCATCATCAAAAAGTTTGGGCAGCTTGGCAGCGCGGCTGTTAGTGCACTGGATAAGGCAAGCTACTATCTGAACAAGGCACTTGGAAAAAATGCTTACGCAGGGTACGACAACTACGAGGACTACAGGTCAGACAAGCAAAAGCAAAGCAACAGGGACCGTCTACGGCAGAATGCGCTTTCCGGCAAAAGCGTGAGCAACAAAAGCTGGTCTGAGCGCCAAGCAGAAGCAGCGGCTGCGAGTGGAGGCGGCGGCAGCTCCATCGTTACGAGTCCTTCCAGCTCCTCCGGCAATAGCGCCGGCACAAAATCCAAGACCGAGACCGTCATAGCGTCCGTGACGCACACCGCAACCACCACCGCACAGAACGCGCTGGGCGCGGTGACTACAAGCGTTGAGACCCTGCAGGAGAAGGTAAAGGACGCAGCGGGCAAAATCAAAGACCGCGTGACCGAGACCACCACCGAGACCGGCAAAGAGATGGTCAACGGCGTTGCTACCACCTATACGCTTGTGACCAAGAAAGTTACGGACACGAACGGCAAGATAAGCACCACGACCAAAAAGGTCTACGCCGATATGTCCAAGACCCTGCTTGGCACCCTGACCACCATTGCAGAAAAGACCTTCAACGGCATCACCACCACCACGCAGCAGGCCGTGGAAACCTACGCGGACGGCAGCCAGCACATCAAAACAACCGCCACCGAGACCGGCGAGCGCATTGTGGACGGCGTGCGGCAGACCTACACCAAGGTCATCAGCTACATTGACGGCGTGCAGGACAAGGTGACAGAGACCGTGCAGGCCATCGACAAGAGCATCAATGCAACACAAAAACGCATTGATGAGAACTTGAGCAAGGCACAGCAGCAGTTCAACAGCGGGATCTTCAAGCTTGACAAAAACCTGTATACCGACCTGAAAAATCAGGACTGGGCGGCGCTTGGGCTGGATATCGTCAACGTAATGTGGGGCGAGGTATCACAGGAGCAGCGCGAAGTCCTGTCCGACTGGGCAAACAAGGCGCTGGAAGCCATCAACGAGGCTTATTCCGGCGGCGGTCTGAGCGAGGCGTTCAAGGCTTTTAAGCAGATCATGTCCAACGGCATCAAAGCAGATGCAGACGGCGTTACAACGGACGTTAAGGGCTTGAGCAAAGTGTTTCAGGATCTGGGCATCAACGTTTCCGACGTCGGCAGCAAGATCATGGGCGTGCTGAACACCATTGGCTCCGGCATGGGCAGCTTTGCTCTCAACGCGGGCACGGATATTGCAAACCTTGCCGGGAGCATGGGCAGTCTGGGCACGCTTGCGCAGGGCGCAGGCGGGCTGATCGCAAAGGTGGGCAGCCTGATCATCTCGAACCCGGAAGTTGCCGCGATCATCGCCATTGTGGCGGGTGTGGTGGCGCTGGGCGCTGCACTGTTTGCAAAGTTTGGCAAGGGCAAGAGCAGCGGCGGGCAGGCTGTGAGCCACTACGAAAGCCCCTTTGCCGGTCATGACGTGTACGACAGCCTGACCGAGTTCTCCACCCGGGCAGCCATGCAGCACCGCTACATGGAAAAGACCACCGGCACGGATGCACAGCTTGGCATTTTGCAGCAGATCCGCGATCTGCTGGACGAGCATCTGCCGGATATCGGCACCGGGCAGCTTGTCATGGACGGCGAGAAGGTGGCAGATATGCTCACACCGCGCCTTGCTACCAACATGGACACCAGCATGGGCGTGTACACCCTGCGGGCAGAAAGGGGTGTTTAAATGGCAATCCACAGCGCAAAGCTGGGCAATTACAACACCCTTGCAACGTGGGGGCTGTACATGAAGGTGGGCAGCCCGAACATCGGCGAGCCTGAACCGGACGAGACCCTTGTGCAGATACCCGGATCTGACACGCTGCTCAACCTTACTACCTCGCTGGACGGCAAGGTGCACTACAAAAAACGCACTATTACCATGGAACTGCTTTGCACCGCACCGAAAAAGCTGTGGAAGGTACTGCAAAGCCGTCTGCACAATGCCCTTGAGGGCAAGTGGCTGCAATGCGTGTTTGACGATGATCCATCGTGGTACTGGGAGGGGCTGTGGCACGTCAACTTCGTGCCGGGGCGGCTCTCCGCAACGGTCACCATTACCGGCAGCTGCAACCCGTACAAGTACAACGTCTACGACGGCACACAGGATATCCGGTGGGACGACATCAACTTTGAAACGGACATTCTGCGAGACTACCGCAGCATTGCGCTGCCTGCCGATACGCCGGTGGATGTGGTCATCTACGGCGCACCGCACACCGCGGCTGTCTACTTCCAGCGCGGCGAAAGCGTGGCAGATGTGTCGTTGCAGGTCAACAATACCGCCGCTGGCACGCTTGCCAAAACGACCGAGTGGCAGTATCTGGAGGGATTGGAGATCCCGGACGGCGAAACCGTCACCCTAACCTTTACCGCCACTGCTACAAGCAGCATCACCATCAAGTATCTGGGGGCAAGCCTATGAGTTACAAGATCTATGCCGGCACGCAGAACGGCGTGGACAGATGGGAAAACCGGGTCTGTATCTATGCGCCCGGCTCTGCGCTGGAGACTACAAAGCTGATCAGCCCCACCCTGACCCGAGAGTTTGGCAAGGCTGGAAGTCTGGAATTTACCATCCCGCTGGGCAATGTGGCGCACAGCGCGCTGCAAAAGCTGAAAACGGTGGTATCCGTGGAGCAGGACGACAAAGAGATCTGGCAAGGCCGGGTCATGAACCACGAGCAGGATTTTCTGCTGCGGCAGAAGGTGTACTGTGAGGGCGAGCTTGCCTATCTCAACGACACCGATGTACCACCCTACACCGCCAAGGACGTGACCATCCGGCAGTTTCTGGACTTTCTCTGCAAGAATCACACCAGCCTGACCGACAGCTATAAAAGCTTCCGCATCGGAAACGTCACGGTGGAGGAGCAAAAGCGGTATGTGCCGGTAGCCGAAAAGTGCTATCTGAAGCTGGACTATGCCGCCAGCAGCCCGGACGAGCAGGGCGACTATTACCAGACATGGGGTCTGTACTCCCAAAACGGGAACCGACTTGAAGAGAGTTTTTCCTATATTTTTTCCGACTATGAGGACGTGCAGACCCCACCAGCACAAAACTGGCCGCTGAACGAGATCGTAACCGGAAAGGAGTACCTTGCCTGGCGCACGGGAGACAACCAGTTTACCATCCGAAGAAACGCAGTCTCTCAGGGCAGCAAGACCTACGATGCAGAGCAGACCATTGTTACCCCGTCCATCACTACGCCAATAGAAACCTATAAGTTCGACAGTACCATTAAAGTGGCCAAAAAGAACACCGAATCCACAACGTACAGCATCAAAACGGAAAAAGACGGCACGGTCAACGTGTACGTCAACGGGGAAAAGTCCGCAGACTACACCCCGCAGCTTGTGGAGGAGCTGCACGAGTTCGGCGACGGAAAGAACTACGGCAAAACGTGGGACATCCTACAAAGCGAGCTTGTGGATGTGTACGGCGGCTATCTGGTAACCCGGCACGAAACGATTCCTTACCCCTTGTTCCCCGGTCTGAACAAGAGAGCACGCTATCTGGACTATGTACAGGACGCGACCGAGTGCAACGTGCAGGGCATTACCTTCGGCACAAACCTGCTTGACCTGACCAGCTACGTCAAGGCCGAGGATATTGTCACCCGGGTGATCGCCATCGGCAAGAAAAAAAGCGGCTGGTTTTTGTGGGAGACCACCAACACCCTGACCGCCACTGCCAACGATACGACCGCACAACAGCTGTACGGCCTTATCTCCCGGTATCTTGTGCTGGACGGCACGGCCAACACACAGCAGTCCCTGCAGGACGAGGCAGACATGGAGCTTGGCAAGCACTTACGCCTTGCAGATGGCATCACGGTGAAAGCCGTAGACCTGAAGGACGCGGGCGTGGACGTGGACAGGATCGCTTTCGGAAAGCTGACGCACATTATTTCCACGCCCCATGGCATTGATGTGTGGATCAACTGCAACAAACTTGTGGAGCCGCTGGATAAGCCCGCAAAAAAGGAGTTTACCTTCGGCAAAAAGTTTTCCAGCATATCCGACCTGCAGGCGCTCAGCGCCCGCAAAGCAACCACCGCGTATGACCTGAGCCGCACGCTCAAGGAGTACGCATCTGATGTGCAATCTTATTCGCTGCAAACAATGGAGGCAGACGATGAAACCATTTAAAGAAGTAATTGACGGCATCCGCAAAGCCGTTATGGCATCCGAAGTGCGCGAGGATCTCGCCCAGATGGGCGAGTATGTGGAGCAGTTCGCAAACACGGCGGGCGAAAACATCCAGAAAGCCATCGACCCCACCCTCTCCCTCTCCGGCAAGGCTGCGGATGCGGCAAAGGTGGGCGAGGCGATTAATGCGGAGACAACCAGAGCGAAAGCAGCGGAGGAGGAGAACGCGAAGGGGATTGGTCAGCTGAAGGAAGATATAGGCGATTTATCAAATGCGTTAAAAATTGTAGTACCTATTGTTAGAAATGGCTCACTCGGAAATACCGGAAACGCGAATGCTGTTGGCATGAAATATTCTATGCCATGGGGGAAAAGCAAACGAGCAGTTGTTACGATGGTATCTTCTCCGAAGGGCTGCACAAAATACGAATGGGTGTACAGAACATATAGCGAAGGAAATGTTGAGACTCAATCAACATCAAAAATCATTGAGTTAGACCCATATTTATTTACAACGGAAAATCATGTTATTATTGAAAACTGGTCAGACAAGGCATTTGGCGTGAGCGTATTATGTTATGATGCTCAAGACGATCCTATTCCGTTGAGAATAAATAGCGTTGGTTCTGATTGTTTCAAAATTGAGTTAGTCTATGAAGAACCGGTGACAATTGTACCATCTGTCCTAAACGGTTCCCTTGGAAATCAAAGTAACGAGTTTTATGTTAGAGTTGGTGAAGTTATTCCCATTCCAAAGGATTTTGCGTATATTCAATTTGATTTTGATGATTATGGTTTTGGGTTGGATTTTACTTTTGACCTATGGACATATAATGAGATTGGTATTCCGGGAACAAAATATAGTTCTAGGATTCAAGAAATTAGTGATTTGAGTAAAAACTATGTCAGCAAATCGCAGATTAGTGCAGAAGCTAAAAGCTACTGTATTACCGTAACTGCAACTCGTAATGGGGAAAGGTATGCACTACGGAGCGAAAATATATTTGATTTTATTAGAATCAAATATATTCTGAATCCAGAGCCAGAAATCGCGAAAGTGAATACTAGAATTAGCGCTGCTGAAAAAGATATAGGTAATTTATCAAATGCGTTAGAGACAGATATCAAACAAATAAAGAAAAAATTGGCACAATCGAGGTTTGGAGATTGCGTATCATTACTGCACTTTAGTGATATTCACGCAGACAGAAACGCCCTAAAGCAAATATCGGAAGCTATTGATAATTACGATAGTAATATTGATGGTTCTATTTGTACTGGCGATATCGTCGCCAATAGTTACGGTTCTATATCGTCTTGGTGGAATAACAAAATAATGACGTGCATAGGCAATCACGATAGTGCATCTTATTCGTCAGGAACTTATGATTGGACGTATTTACCTATGAGCGAAAGGTCTGCATTGTACATTGAACCTTTTGAAGCGTTTTGGGGTGTCAACCACGAACAGGGAACTTCTTACTATTATAAGGATTTTACTAACAAGAAGGTGCGTCTAATAGTAATTGATACTATGCTTTATATGAGTGATTCAACCTCTAGTGAAGCGTCAGCTCAAACGGTCTGGTTACAAACACTTTTGAATACCGCTAAAGAAAATGGCTACCACGTAATTATTGCTACACACGCTCCAAATGGTTTGGCTAAATCTATGGAATGTAGTTTTAGCAAATATCACACAAGCGAAAGAGTTATGCCGATAGAAAAAGATTGCACTCTGCCAAACTCGATAGTTGATACAGTTAAGACTGCAATTGACGGTGGATTGCACTTCGTTGGCTATATATGCGGTCATACTCATCAAGACGATATTTGGGTCTGTGCTGGTGACAGCAGGCAACTTATGTACTGTATTGCAACGTCCAATGTGGAGAACATTAACCAATGGAAAAATACAGACCTTTGGCACGGCGAAAACTGCAATGCGTATAATTTGGTAACTATCAACACCTCCACAAAAACACTGTGTCTTATTCGTGGTGGTGGAGCAAATGCTGACAAATTCGTGCGCGAAAGAAAGATGATTTGTTTTGATTATGCAAATGCAAAACTAATTAGATAAAAAGAACATTTTATCTAACCTCAGAATCAAAAAAGGAGTTTCAAAATGCTGCACACCATCCTCAACTTCCTCGCTTCCATCTTCTCCGCCCTCTCCCGAGCGGCAGATGCCTCTACTTCTGACCCGGTGTCCACCGTGGACACCCAAAGCGCCGCTCCTCCCGGCTGGGATGGCGCACCACCCTACCGATACATTGACGTGAGCCGGTATCAGGGCAAAATCACCCTCGACGGCTGGCGCAAGGTCAAAGCGGCTGGTTACAAGGGCGTCATGCTCAAGACGGTATCCACCAACAAAAAGCTCTCCAAGCGGGCAGACGGCCTTTACATCGACCAGACCTTTGAGACAAACTACCGCAACGCCAAAGCAGCGGGTCTGGACGTGGGCGTTTACTACTACACCTACGCCACCAGCGAGGCGATGGCCGCCGCAGAGCTTGCCCTTGTGCGGCAGGCGGTCTACGGCAAGGAGCTTACCATGCCCGTGTGCGTGGACGTGGAGGAAAACAAGCTCAAGCCCATGAGCACCCTCGACCTCACCAACCTCACCGCTTACGCGCTGGAGCAGGTGGAGAAAATGGGCTTTTACGCCCAGCTGTACACCTACACGGGTTACAGCTATGAGTTGGACATGCAGCGTCTGGCAGGCCGCTGGGACGTCTGGTTGGCCGACTACACGGGCAAGACGCCCAAGGTGGATTACATCTACCACGCCCACCAGCACACCAGCAAGGGCTCTGTGCCGGGCATCTCCGGCAACGTAGACTTGAACGTCACCACCCGCAACTACCCGAAAATCATTGCGAAGAAGGGTCTGACCCGTCTCCGGGAGGGCGCATGAGCGAAGCAATCATCGTTGCAATCATCACCGGCGGTCTGAGCCTGATCGGCGTGATCGTCTCCAACAACCGCACTGCTAACCGCACCGCCCAGAGTATGGACGCCAAGCTGGACAAGCAGCAGGCTGTGACCGAAACCAAGCTGGAAGAGCTGACCCGCGAAGTCCGAGCGCACAACAACTTTGCCCAGCGCATCCCGGTGCTGGAAGAACAAATCAAGGTGGCAAGCCACCGCATCGAAGACCTCGAAAAAGAGAAAGAAGAGTAACATATGGAAACCATTCTTAACGCCATTCTCACCCCGCTGCCCTCGTGGCTGGCGCTGGTGCTCATCGTTGTGGGCGCTGTGTCGCTTGTTCTGGGTCTTATCCGTCTTGGCTACGGCGCAGCGGTCAAGACGCTGGTGCTTGACCTCATCGACCAAGCAGAGCAGGAGATTCAGGGCACCAAGCGCGGTGCAGAGCGCAAGGCGTGGTGTGTCAAGATGCTCCGGGCAGCCCTGAGTACCAGCAAATACGGCAGGCTCATCAGTTGGGCCATCACCGATGAGACCATCGGCACTGTAATTCAATTTTTCTTTAACCGCGCCCGGTCGGCGCTGGAAAAGCAGTAAGGAGGATATCATGGCAAGCACTACATATCTGCAACATGCGTTAAAATGGGCGGTTTTTGTGAAAGAATCCCGCTTTGACAGCGAAACGGTGACAAAACGTCACCATTTTGACGTGCTTGGCAATATGGTGCGCAACGCCGGACAGCTGCCGCAGCCTTTTTGGCTCGGTGCTGCCTGTGGCGGCGGCTCGTGTAGTGCTGCCCGCTGCGCTGCAAGGACTTGATCGACAGCAGATGACAGCCGCCATCAAAAGCGCACCGCTTGGGAGGGTAGACCGTAAGATAGCCTTACTGCGGTACGTTGAGCGGCTCCCGCTGCCTGACATTGCAGCGCAGACACATTACAGCCGAACGGCAATCAGCTACCGGCTGAAAGGCATTGAAAAAATGCTGGATGTGTGATATACTAATCGTGAGCATCGAATTAGTTTTGGGCTTCTGCTCTGACAATTCAAAAAAGCGGCAGGCTTTCGGGTTTGCCGCTTTTCTTTTTGCACGGCTTGCGGTATAATATTTACAGACAATTCGCCTAATGAATTGCTGGTGTGGTCTGGCCTAAAGATTTCTGCCGGCACAAGCGCACAGCTTACGAAATTTAGTCTCCCGCACGCCTACTCACAGTGCGTACCATGCGGAAGACGCCTTTAGACTTGAAAGGCTCCGGCCTTTGTAGAGAGCGGCATTGCCTGTGGGCGGTTCCACTCTTGATTTTAGGCTTTTCCGTTTTAGCAGCACAAAACCCCCGGTGTTCCGTTTGGAGCATCGGGGGTTTTGCTGTTTATGCAATTCCGTATTTGTGCGCATACTCAAGCAATTTCTTTTTTGCCCTTTCGTGGATATCCTTGGTTTTTTCACAAGGGTTTTGAGTGTAAGTGTAAAAACTTTCTTCTTCAAGATTAGAAAGAAAATCCAAAACCTTTTGATCAAATAACTCGTTCATAATGGTCCTCCAATATTTTGTTTCCCTTGCTGTGATTATAGTATAGCACTGTTTACAGTGTATGTAAATTGACATTTTCGACAATGTTTATAGTGCCATCTTGTGCATATTTGGCATTGTAAACAGTGCTATTTTTTGCTATACTAAGGCAAATGAAACGGGAGGTATTTTTATGATTTCCGAAAAGAAAAAGGCATCCAATGCCAAATGGGACAAAGAAAATATGACAAGCTTGGCCTGCCGCGTAAAAAAGGACTACGCAGAAAAGTTTAAGGCAGCGTGCTCAGAGGCTGGCACAACTCCGAATGCTGTCTTAAAAGCTGCGGCAGATGAATTTTTGAAGAGATGTGACAAGAAAAAGTTAATTGACAATGCAGGGGAAGAGCTTGGCAAGTATTCGCAGCTCTTAGGTGATATTGAAATCGAAGCTTTTGACTTGAAATAGCTAAAATTAAGCGCTCACGCGGTGTAATGCCGTGTGGGCGCTTTTCTTTTACCCTTGCAACTCTTCTGCTGATACGTTGCAGGCAGCAGCAATTTTCTTGAGCGTGGTCATCCGCGTAGGCTTTCCAGCTTCTGCGTGTTGGATGGTCGCGGTAGACAGGCCGGTCTTTTCCGACAGCGCCCGAATGGTCAGCCCTGCGCTTTCCCGAGCGGCCTTAATTTTGCCCGCGTCCACACCAAGCGTCTTGTAATCGGGTGACATATACCCGATTTGGAACACGCCCTGTTGCTGCATCGACAATGCCTTGAGCGCAAAGCTGCTGTCAATGTCCTCGATGTCAACGTCCTTCAGGACGTAGGAGCAGGCGTTGTCCAGCTCCGGTGTCATCTTGTGGAGCTTGTGTGCCAGCGTGATCTTCATCATAACGCCACGCACGGGAAATCGCGTAGCGTTGCTGAGGTCTGCCTGATTTGCATGGTCAGGGGTACAGGCTTCGTCCAGCAAGCGATACAGCTTGCCGAGATTTTGGATAGTGGTGTTTTCCATGGTGCTTCTCCTTACGCCCGTATAGCCAGATAGCGCAGCTTGATAGTTGATTTATTTGCGGAGATCCCGGACACTCATATAGAAGCCTTCATATTGGCAGGGCTTGTTGATGATGATGCCGCACACACCGGTGTTCTCGGCATCAGTGTACCACATGGGCACGGACAAAATGCCTTGATTCATGCGCTTGTAGCATTTGAGCAGCATCTTCAGGCGGTTATGATCTTTGTCCTGTCTTGCACAGAAGATCTCGTTGATGGGGTACTTGTAATCATCGTATACGTTCATTTTTATGCCCTCCAAGTTGTTTTTTGCGTCCTCCTCTTTACACCCTTATCATATCACAAAACTACCACAAGTGATACAGGCAAAGTCAACAGACTTTGCCTTGTTTTTTTTGTTCATTTTGTAGCAGTTGTAGCAGTTTACATTTGCCTTTCGTTGTGCGTTCGTTGTCTCTCCCGACGTGGCATTCTGGTACGATAAACGAAAAAGGAGGGGCGCTCATGTGGCACAAGTTCAACCCAAACCCCCTCGGCAGCAGCGTCGGAGACTGTGCAGTACGAGCCGTTGCAGCTGCCACCGGGCAAAGCTGGGAGAAGGCATACATAGGGCTTGCGATGATGGGCTACGCGTTGGGCGATATGCCAAGCGCCAACCGCACATGGGGCGCGTACCTCCAAAAGCGCGGATTTAAGCGCCGTCTTGTCGAGGCAGACTGCTCTACCTGCTATACCGTGGAGGATTTTGCAAGGGAGTACCCGCTCGGGATCTACGTTCTGGGCTGCTCTGGCCACGTTCTGGCTGTTGTCAATGGCGAGTGGATTGATAGCTGGGACAGTGGCGCAGAGTGCCCGATTTATTACTGGTACAAGGAGGAAAACGATGCCGATTTATAACGGATACCCTCAAGTGTTTTACCCGCAACAGCCGCAGGGGCAGCTTGAACAGCTCAGGGCGGCACAGTACCAGCCCCAGCCCGTCATGATACCGACAATGCAGGGGCAGGCCGCACCGACTGACAGCGGCTTTATCTGGGTGCAAGGCGAAGCAGCGGCCCGGGGCTATTTGGTTGCCAACGGGAGCCGGGTGCTTTTACTGGATGCTGATTCCGATACCTTTTACATCAAAGAAGTTGGGCAGGACGGTAGGCCATTCCCGCTCCGCATCTACGACTACAAAGAACGCACCGGAGGCCCAAAAGCGTCGATTGCAGCCGTGCAAGCCGTAAGCGGTGAGTATGTCACCCGTAAGGAGTTCGACGCGCTGGCGGCAAAGCTGGCGGCGTTGGAGAAGCAGGAAGCACCAGAACCGGAAAAGGAGAGCTAAACGATGAGCAGCAGCTTGTATAACTCTATGGGCCGACAGACCCAGAACCCTATTGGCGGGCAGTTTCAACAGTTTATGGGCCAGATGCAGGGCAAGAACCCGCAGGAGATGATAAACCAGATGCTCACCTCCGGCCAGCTCTCACAGCAGCAGCTCAACGCCATTCAGCAGCGGGCGCAGCAGATTGCGCCAATGCTCAACGGCATGAAAAACATGTTTGGATTCTAAAATGCGGCCGCATTTAGAATAAATGTTTCAAAAAACACGAAAGGAGCAATATTATGTCTTTATCTTCCGATAGCGCAGTCCTGACCATGCCGGTGCAGCCTGCCAACAACAGCTATAACAATGGTTGTAATGGCTGGGGCGGCGACTGGATGGGTTGGATTGTCCTCTTTCTGATCTTCGGCATGTTCGGCTGGGGCGGCATGGGTGGCTTTGGCTGGGGCGGCGGTATGGGCATGGGTGGCGCATCGCCTTACATGACCAGCGCAGTGACCCAGGCAGACCTGCAGCGCGGCTTCGACAACCAGAGCGTCATGAACAAGCTGAACGGGCTGGAAAGCGGCCTGTGTGATGGTTTCTATGCAATGAACACCGGGATGCTTCAGGGCTTCAACGGCGTGCAGCAGGGCCTGAACGGTGTCACCAACGCCATGCAGCAGGGCTTCAACAGCACCAACGTTGCGCTGATGCAGGGGCAGAATGCTCTGGCTACACAGCTGGCAGACTGCTGCTGCAAGACCCAGACCGCGATCCAGGGCGTCAACTACAATCGTCACCCCGGCGGCAGTCGAAAATTACTTCAACGTTTTCGTGGCCGCTTTCATCGAGGTGCCGCGCGGCTGCTGCGTGACCGTGGCGGTTAAAAACACCAGTGCGCAGGCAGTCAGCATTGCAAACAGCAATCTGACCGTCGAAAGAACCGCATAAGAAACGCATTTGATGTATTGCCGTTCGTAATCCTTTGATGTATAATTATATCAAAGGAGTTGATACGATGAAACGCAAAAATTATTCAAAATTCGATTTGACAGGGAAGCAATTTGGAAGGCTTACAGTTGTCAAAAAATCTTCTTTTGGGAGATCACAGTGGCATTGTAAATGCACCTGCGGAAATGAGATCGACATCACTTATAGTAAGCTTTTAAATGGTCAAAAATCGTGCGGATGCTTAGAAAAAGAGTGCCAACAGAAATTTGTGAAAAATCGAACTACGCATGGTTATAGCTATACACATCTTTATAGAACGTGGCAAGGGATAAAAAGACGTTGCACAAAAACAACGGACTCCAATTACAAGAGCTATGGAGCAAAAGGAATTACCATTTGTAATGAATGGGAAAATTCCTTTGAAGCGTTTAAGAGATGGGCGTTAGAAAACGGCTATATCGAAGGATTGAATAGAACGCAACAAAGTATCGATAGAATTGACGGAAGCAAAGGATACTTTCCAGAAAATTGTAGATGGTCAACAGCAAAAGAACAGGTAGACAACAGAGCAGTAACAACTTTCTATGATTACAAAGGAAAGCCAATTACAGCTTCAGAATTTGCTGATATGTACGGCATATACGATAAAAATTTCGTATATAAACGAAAAAAGGCCGGAAAATCTTTTGACGAAATATTAAACGAATGGAACATCAAACACAATACGCCCAAAAATCTACAAAAACTTTCCGATTACGCCAAAGAAGAACACATTAGCAGAAATTCCGCACTTCGGAGAATTAAGGTTGGAACTATACAAGGTGTTCGCGCCGGAAAGTATTGGTATGTGGTACGATAAAGAAAGGAGTACAACATGAGTAAGAACCTCTATGATCTGCGGGAAATGCTCTGCGAGGAGCTGGACGAGTACAACCGCGATGCCAAGAACGGCCTGAACGAGCGTGTGCTGGATACCGTACATAAGCTGACCGACACAATCAAAAATATCGACAAGATCATGATGCTGGAGGACGGCGATTACAGCCGCGCTGGTGAGTTGGAAGCTGATATGCGCGGCAACTACGGACGTACCGAAAACTATAACCGGGGCAACAGCTACGCAAACCGTGGGCGGCATTATGTGCGCGGTCACTACTCGCGCGGCGATGGTCGGGAAAAGATGATCTCTGACATCGAGGACATGATGCAGGACGCCACCGGCGCAGAGCGTGACGCATACAAGCGTGCTCTGGACATCCTGAACAATATGTGATAAGGGGGGCGGCAGGCATGGACATCGTGGAGATAAACGAGCACATCCGCAAACTGAAATGCGAAGAAACAAACTGGCAGAGCGTGGAAAAGCTTGCCGCCCTCTGCACTGTGCGAAATGAGTTGAGCGAAGCGGAAAGCCGGGACAACAGCCCCGCTCCGCAGCCTGAACCAGTCATGCAGATGGAGTATTCCACAAGACCGCAAGAACCGCAGAGCGAATTTGTAGAGGCTGCAAGCGCTGTGCCGTTCAGCGGGTTGATGGAGGTACTGGACAGGCACATGAACGCAATAAAAATTGCATACCCAAAGGAATACGAGCTTGTGATGAAAAAGATAGGCAACTTGTAAAGATAGGCAAAATGTGCTATTTTTACATAAGCAGTTATATTAGTTTATGTCATTTATAAGCTAACGGTAATCTAACGGTTTAGCAAATTGTTTCGTTGATTCGCGAAATAAATTTGATTTGTAATCAGTGGGTTGCAGGTTCAACTCCTGTCACCAGCTCCAAAAAATAACGCACAGACGATAATTCAAGTTCGTCTGTGCGTTTTATTTTATGCCAAAAAAGTATGAAAACACCCAAAATCATGTTATAATCTAACAAACAATCTAACAAATCAGTACTTCATTTTCTGCATTTCCTGCAACAAGTATTCCGGGTCATTGTGGGACACATACTTATTTGCGGTTGTGGAAAAATTCTTGTGCCCCAAAATTGCCTGCACCGCGGTCGTTTCAAGACCGCACTCCACCATCTTGCTGCTGGCGGTATGGCGCAACGTATGCGGGTGCACGCCCTCTATACCGCATTCCTTCATCAGAGCGCGAAACTTTGTAGCCACGTTGCGCTTATCCATCTTTGTGCCAGCTTTGGACGGTATCAGCCACTCGCAGCCGCTGTCCAGCATCCAAAAAGCAATGATCTTGTAAATGGGCTCAAGGATGGGGATGATTCGGTTCTTGCCCGCTTCCGTTTTCTCGCCGCCCTGCATATAGTGCTCTTTCAAATGCACATCCTCGCAGCGCATAGAAAGCAGCTCGTCTATACGCATACCTGTATATAGCAAGACCAGCGATATCTGCGCGATCTGACCAAACTTTGTGTCGTTCTGTTTTTCGGAGATCCGGTCTATCTCCTCGGCGGTAAGGGTGCGTTCTGCTTTTCCGGGCGCTGCGGGGAGCTGCAGCAACATAGCATAGTTCTTGTTTATAATGTCCTGCGCCATCGCCCAGTCGCAGATCTGGCTAAATAGCGTGCGCTGCTTCTCGCAGGAGCTTCTGGAAAGTCCTTTTTCAACCATCCGGTCGATGATCTGTTGATAGTCTGCTGCTTTCAGTTCCCGCAATTGTCGATCATACAGAGGTTCAGACTTTGCGTAAGCCAGCTCATACCCTTTTTTCATGTCGGGGCTCAACTTCTCAAATTTTGGCTGTGCTCTCCATTGCGCGTAAGCATCCGCAAAGGTGCACTTCAAACGCGCTGCTGGCGTGTTCTGGGCGTTGTATGTATCCAGTGCTTGCACAGCTTCCCCCGCCGTTTCAAACGTGCCCAGAACCTCCCTATGCGCCGTAAGCGCAACATACGGCTTTGCCCTTGAGCCGTTCAATTTATACACGCTGCCGCTGCCCTTTGGACGGCGGCGCTTTTTTCTTTGCGCGGGCGGTGCGGTATCCGGCAAGCGCTTGCCACACCATGGGCAGAATGCAGCGCCGTCCTGGATCTCTCGCTTGCATCTGATGCACTGCATAACCTTACTCCTTTCGTCGCCCTATATAGCCAAGAGCGCCGTTTTCAGCGGCAGCGCGCCCGGCTTTGTAATGGATCTTCAGATCGTCAATGGGCGGTTGAGGGCCGTCCGGGCATGGGTCAAGCCCTCTGATCTGGGCAAAGGTATACTGGTCTATGATGGTGCCGCACACGCTGGCCCTGTTGTTGAGCGGGCAGTGCAGGTTTGCAGCTATCTCCGATATGACAGCAGGCGGGCTGCTGCCATGCTGCCCCTTCAGCACAAAGAGGAGCAGCCGTTTCGTTAGAGGCGGAAGCGCCTGCACAATAGCGCGCAACTCCCTATCTATCTCGTCGTCCTGTTTTTGCTGATCCGGCACCGCATACAAGTCCGGGTGCAACACCTCCATGAACACCGTGATGGGTGACACCCCGCACGCCGTGCACCAGTCCATGATCTCGTCACTGTCCGGGCTGGTGCATCCTTTTTCCCAGCTCTGCACGGTGCGTTCTCCCTTCTCAATGCGCCTTGCGATCTCCACTTGGCTCAAGCCCGCAGACACCCGTGCTTTTGCAAGTGCTTTCCCGATTTGGCTCGCCGTAAAATAACTCATATACACCCTTCCCCCTCAAATATAATGCGTGATAAAAACAAAAAATGGCGCAGAAAAAATCCGCGCCATTCGACAAATTTTATCCGTATTTCATTTTCCTCTTTCTCATGGTAGAATTTGGTACATAAGTTGACACAATTACCAAAAATCAGGAGGAAAACAAAATGAAAAACGGTCAAACAAGCAACAAAGACCCGGAAATGACCATCATTGACGGAATGCCCGCCAGCGTGCTTACCGGCACAGCCAAAACCCCGCAGCCTTGGGAGGACTGAACCATGACCAACAAAAAGACCGCCTGTTTCTGCAACCACATCCGCGCCGCGCTTGCCTGTTACGTTGATATGACCCCGGAGCAGCAAGCTCTTGCCGCCATGTACGCCAACCGCAAGATCACCGGCCTGCACACCCTGCGCGCCGCAGCGGTAAGCCCCGGCGGGGAGTGCGCCGCCCAGTTGTTGCAAAAAATGCAGCAGCTGGACACCGGCAACCAGTAACAACGCGCATATTTTGCGCGAAGTCAGCGTAAACCGCGCGTTTTTCGCTTAAAAGTGCGCGTAAATCGCGCGATTCAGCGCAAATGTCAAATTTTCAGCGCATTTTTGTGCAATTAAAATCGATTGGCGGTTACACCAAACTGTTGTAAAATGCAGTTGTAAACAAGTTTACTTATCAAGCACGTCTTTATTCTCCTCTAACTCATCCTGCCCTATATCGGTCAGCGCGTACTTGCCTTTATTGGTCATACGGATAAAACCCCGCTTTTCCAGCGTTTGAAGGTGGTAGCCAACATTTTTTATTCCATATTGATACCACCACAGCCCCGGGTATCCGTGTCTCGGGTGCGGGTAAGTACCATAAGAGCAGTATTTGAGCAGCGCAATCTCTGCACGGTATAGACCCCGCTCAGATGGCTTTTCTGCTGCGGCTTGCTCCGCAAAAGGAATGACACGTTTTACACCGTTCACGGCGTCAAAAGCAAGGGACGGCGCACAGTCCTTGTAATACGATGGCTCTTGATAATATTTTTGCTCTTCTTCCGGTATGGGCGGCTCCTCGCCCATACAGATGGAGAATGCGGTGAACAGATCCACGGTCACACCTCCTTCAGTTCCTCAAGCTTTAAATCAAGATATGTCCTTGAGCGCATCGGCATCCTGTCAAAAAACGGCTCAAAAGAAGCATACCATCTCTGATTTGAATTTGCCTTTCCACGCTCCGTCTTTAAAGTGGAAAGTTTTTGAAGCTGCTTTTTGTAGGAATTGTCAATCAGGCAGTTTACCGTGTCTGCAAGATTATCCTCATCCTTTGCCTGCTCACGCATACCGTATAGATCACCGGCAAACGAGAAGCCTTTTTCCTTCAGTTCTATCATGTCGTCCAGACGTTCAAGCGCAAAATCAAATCTGGAAAAGAATGTGCTTGGGTCTGACGTTTTCTGCATGATGGACAAAGAATCCTTAAATTGCCCCATGAAAATGGATGCGTTTTGTTTGTCGATTTCGTTCTGGGCGTCCCGGATAACCTCTTGTACTGCTTCGTCCTCGGTTTCAACAGTTTCCACACGTTTTGCTTTATCTAAAGAAACGCGGTATTCCGTTTTGTTGTAATTCACTATAACAAGAAGCGATACAAGAAACGGAATGCCAAAGAAAAAAGGCAAAAGAGCAAACCCGGCGGCACTTCCATCAAATGCACCGCTTGCAAAAACAGGATAGGTACACACAGCGCCGACAGCGATACACCCGGCAAGCTGTTTGTTGCTTGGTTTTACATTCTCCCAGCTGACAGGCTCCGACTTGTACTTCTGCTTTACAATGGGCTGCTCATAGCTTTGCTTTTTTCTTGCGGACGATGAAGAAGTTGAAGAAAGCATCGCTTTCACAAAAGCCCGCTGCGTCCGCTTGCTTGGCGTTATCGCCTTGCAAACGCTCTTTACCCATTTTTGATTTGCACGGTCTCGCTGATCGTAAATCGAAACCTTTCGCCGTCCACCACGCGCCATACCGCACCACCTCACACATATTAAATACTGCATTAGATAGGAGGACACAATGAACGAAACAGACCGGCAAGGCTACATCGACGCTATTATCAAGCTTCTGGAACGCGCAGACCTTCGGGCGCTGCGCCTGATCTGGATTCACGCAAAAGGCCTTGTAAAATAGAATCAAGGTAGCAAAAGAAGGGAAGCCCTTACGGGTTTCCCTCTTTTTTTTGCAGCTTTTCAGCCATCCGCTCCAAAAGCTTCCAGTCCTCCGGCTCCAGATCGGCCAGCATCTCAACAAACCGGCGTTTGAAGTCGTCACCCTCGTCCTCCGTGATTTCGGTAAGGAAGCTGGTGATCTTCTCCGATCTGGTGATCTGGTTGAACATCTCCCCTTCACCTGTTCGCAGCCACGTCTCGTTGACGTTAAACTCGCGGCAGATATCGGAGATTGTTCGGTCGCTGGGAGCCTTTCGGCCTGAACAAAGCTCAGAAACGAAGGGCTGAGAAACACCAAGACGGTTGGCAAAGTCAACCTTCTTGATATTAAGCGCTGCAATGATTTGCTCGATTCGAGTGTTCATTGGCGACGCCTCCTTGCACTTTTATTATACAGCAAGCACAAAGCCGTGTCAATAGAAAAAATTAGCTGAGCGAATAAAAAAGTGTTGACACGATAGCTTGGCTATGCTATAATATAGCCAAGCTAAGAAGTGCAAGCAAACAGGAGGTCAAAATTATGAAACGCTATAAGGTGTACGTCTACAACACGGTTGATAAGTTCTGGGACTGCTACGAGGTCAACGCAATCGACCCGGTGGACGCCCGGAACGTGGCAGTGCAGCGGCTGGTGGACGAGACCGGGCACGGTCTGGATGTCTACGAAGTGACCGACGTGTGCGAAGTCAAAGAGTAAGGGATGGCAAGACCATGTTTGAGATCACCAACGCCGAGAAGCTGAGAGATGCTTACACCCTGCTGGCATTCATCAGGGACGACGTTCCCACCACCACCGCCGAACAGAAGTCCGGCATGGCCGCATTTATGGCCAGCATCAAGAAGGAGATCCGGGCCTACAACAACCGCCCGGCACCTGACAGTCGCATTATCGAGGAGCACGGCACTGATGGCTACATTGAGCTGGTGCGGCTCCCGGACGAGCTGGACGACCTCAACGAGGACGATGCCGCCGAGTGGTTCCGGTGGAACCGCTACTACGAGTTTTACCCGACGGCCTATGACTGCTCTGGGCAGCGCTTCACAAACTGGTACAAGCTGCACCGCCGCTGCGGGCACTGGTTCGCATATCATTCGGTCAGCTTTGACGTTTAATCAAATTGGAGGGCTAAATCGTGAAAAAGGAAGTATTGAAGCCTTGCCCTTTCTGCGGGCAGGAGCACACGACCATCACTGAATCTAATACTGAGGGCATTCGGATTAGATGTCCGAAATGCAATATCACATTTACCCGCGATTTTTATGAACATCGTGGGGAATTGGGCAGGCAACGAACTATTGAAGCGTGGAATACTCGTCCTGAATAACCCCGCCTGATGATGGCTGCATGGCAGCAGCCGAAACGCTCCACCCGGAGCGTCGCGGGAGCCAACCGCAGAAGGAGATGATAATTTTGGCAAAGACGAAGAAGAACCGCACCGATCTGGCAGCAGAACGGTACAGCATTCCGGCAGATGGGGCACACGCAGCGGATACGCTCATCAACGTGCTGTTCGACGACTTAGAGCCGCAGGACAAGCTGTCCCTGCTCTGGATGGGCATGGGCATGGCAGCGGTACGCAAGAACGACAGCCAGAACAACAACCACGACGGGGTGGCGTGATGACCGAAGAAGAACGCAAGAAAATCGAGCAGGGATTGAGCTATTACGCTCATCGCCTGAACGTGCTGAATGAATCAATCACAAAGTTCGATGCACCAAGCGGCATTTTCATAGCGCTTAATCGGGAAACCTACGCTCAAATATGTGACTTGCTCGTTTCTCTTGGAGCAAGGATTGCTCGGTATCCTGATGGTCATCACAAAATCATTTTTCTTGGAATCGAAGTAGAAAGGAACATTGAATAATGGCAAACGAAAATTTAACCCCGGTTTTGATTTCCGGCGTGTCCTGCTATGAACGGGACGGCACTGCCTACCTCAAACTCGAAGATGTTGCCCGGGGTCTGGGCTTCACGCAGACCCAAAACAAGGGAGGCATCGAGTATACTTCTATCCGCTGGGAGACCGTGAAGCGCTATCTGGAAGACTTTTGTTTCCCCAACAAGCTGGGGAAAGACGACTACATCCCCGAGAACATCTTTTACCGCCTAGCCATGAAGGCCAAGAACGAGACAGCCGAGAAGTTTCAGGCGTTGGTGGCCGATGAAATCATTCCGAGCATCCGCAAAACCGGCAGCTACTCCATTGTGCAGTCAGACCCGAACTTGCCGCCGGAGCTGGCTCTGGCAAATCAGACGTTGGCAGCGGTCAACAAGATTTACCGGATGCAACTTTCTCAAGGCGAACGGCTGGATAAGTTGGAAGCAACCAAAACGCTTGACCATTCTCAGCAGCTTGCCATTGAAGAAGCTAAGAGCCAACGGGTCGTGAAGCTTTTGGGCGGCAAGACGTCACCTGCATATCGTGAAATGAGCAGACGAGTATTTATGGCTTGCGGTCACGATTTGAAGCTTCTGTTTGACGTCAGCTCTTACAGAGACATCCCTATCGTCCGGTTTGATGACGCAAAAGCGTACATTTCCGCATGGATGCCTAAGCCGGATATGTTGAACGAAATCCAGCAGACCAACGGCCAGACAAGCCTGTTTGACCGCAACTGTGCCCCGGCGGGCAGGCTGCGCGAGGGAGGGCAGACCGCACAATGACACTGGAACGCCTTATCTGCGCCTGCTACAACGTCTACCCCGGCAGAGCCAAGATCAACATCGTGGACTGCAAAACGACCAGCCGGCTGTTTTTCGGGGTCTGGAACGATGCTTCCACCAAAAAGTACGGCGGGCTGAACGTCATTGATTTTGAGATCACCGCACTAAACCCCGGCGACTGCGCGAAGCAGCTTACGGCATACGTCAAAAGAGAGGAGAATGCACCATGCGTCCCACAATGAGCATTCACGATTGTTGCGAGGTCATGCGGGCAAACCAGATCTCTGTGGGCGAACCAACGCTTATGGCTATGATTCAAGCGGGGCTGTTCCCTCGGTGGGCTGTCCCCTCTGTGGACACCAAAACCGCCGCACCGCTGATCTCCCGCGCCGGGTTTGTGGCGTGGCTCAAGGATTTCTACCAATTAAAGGAGGTATACGGAGTATGAAACTCAAATCTACTACTTACTACTGGTTGGCTGCCATTTTGGGTGGCGTTGGAATTGGCACAGCTATGGGCGCAGAGGGCACCGCGCAGACCACCGGATACATCTCCGGCGTGCTGTTTGCGGTGTCGCTGGTGCTGATTCTGGCCGCTGTTCTGCTGGCTCGTCTGGGCTTTGCCGCAGAGGACAGGGAGAGAGCCGCAAAGCGGCGCAAGTACGGCAAGATCAACCGCACCCACGCCCGCAACCCGGAGTACCCGGAGAATCAGGAGCGTAGGGCATGATGACGGCTAAAGAGTACGTTGAGGGCAAAGTAAAGTCCTACACGCGGCTTGCCGAACGCTGCAGGCGAGAAGCCGAAGCATCAGATGACATTGTTGTCCGGGCTGGATACTCCGCACGGGCAAACGTCTGGGAGATGTGCGCCGAAGAAATGGACAACGTGCGGGAGATGCTGCAAGAGGAATCTGGGGAGATCACATATGCCTGACACTGTCCATCATGTCATGTGGTACACCGTGTATGATGCAAAAACCGGCAATCTGCTTGCATCCGGCACATCTGATATGTGCGCCCGGCGGCTCGGCTATAAAAGCGCAAACAGTTTTGCATCCTCGGTTTATCATTGCCGCAAGAAAAAGAGAAAGCCGCACAAGTATTCCTTTTTTCAAGAAGTCATAAAGCGCGACGAGGTGGACAGTCTGCCGCCGATACGCCGCAAAAAAAAGAAGAGCCTGCCCGTGCGCCAACACGGACAAGCCAAAAGGGTGATGAGTCTCGCCGCCCATCACCACAAAAATACCACAACATGCGGCAAACCGCAAGGAGGTAAAACGTGAAAACCTTAATTTTTATCGTTCTGTGCGCAAATCTTGGGTATATCGCTCTTGGCTGGCGGCACAACAACAGGAGGTGAGCACATGGCACTTTTAAAGGTCTATGATGTGACCAAAAAGCAGTCGGATGACCTTGTTTCAGCGCAGAATATCGCAGACGTTTCGGACGCGATCATTATTGCTGACGAACTTGTAAAGCGAGAGCCCGCCTATTTGTACAAGGTATTTGATTCCAGCATGAATGTTGTTTATATGAGGTGAATTTTTATGCAAAGCGATTCACAAAAGCGCCTTGCAAGGCGTGCCAGTATCAAGGAACTTTCCAACAAGGCCGAGGGCATCTATTACTACATCAAGCCGCAAAATATGCTGTTCAGGCTTATCAGTGCTGGCAATGAACTTGCCAGCTCAATCAACGGCGCAGTGGCGTATTTCACGCATTTTGCACAGAACGGCAGCATGGATGATACTGCGAGCCGCGAGGTCATAGACCGCATCTATCGCAAGGTGGGCAGCATGATGTGCGATATTGACATCATCCACGCTGCAGGCGGTGCAGAAATCATGCCTGAACCGTATGAAAGCATAGATTTTTGTTACATGATTGAGTTTCGCACCCTTCTGCGGGAAGCAGTTATCAATGGTCTGCCGGATGATTACAAAGGCGTGCAGCAGAACCCGACACAAATCCGGCTCATGAAGCCCGGCGTTGCATATCATGCCACGATTCCAGACGAGTATGATGACCCGTTTTTTGACCAGTTTGTCCGCAAAGAAGAGCAGCGAGACCGGAAAATCGTATTCCGGTGCACAAAGTCAGAGCTTGACGCCATCAAGCGTTATGCACATATCATCGATGTAAAATACACTGAGGAGGAGATTCATCATGCCTGATATCAAAATCGAAAAGACCCCTGTTGAGCAGCTTCAGAAGCCCGCAGCGCCCGCAGAAACCCTTACTCCTGTCAATCCCCCTGCCGCACCCGCACATCGCGCCCTCTCCTATGCTGAGAAAGTGCAGGGATTGACCGCAGACGAACGGATCTGGCAGCTGGCAAAGTCCAAGGCCGTTGCACTGTCCAACCTGCCTGACGGCTGGCTTCCCAAGACCTACGCCGGAAACGTTGGTGCTTGCGCCATCGCCTGCGACATGGCACAGCGCATGGGAACCACCGAACTGTTTGTGATGCAGAACCTTTACGTCGTCTACGGTCAGCCTACTTGGAGCGGCAAAAGCTGCAAGGCACTTATCGACAACAGCGGCCAGTTTGCAGGGCGCTCCCGCTATCGCATGGAAGGTCAAGAGGGCGCGGACACATGGGGCTGCCGCCTGATTGCCGTGGACAAGTTGACCGGCGAAAAGGTAGAAGGACCGAAGGTCACGGTGCAGATGGCAAAGGATGCAGGCTGGTGGAACAAAAACGGCAGCTACTGGCCTAAGATGACCGAGATGATGCTCAAGTACCGAGCAGCCGCCTATTTTGCCCGCGCTGAGTGCCCGGAAGTTCTGATGGGCGCAAACATCGACTACGAGGCCGGTGCTGGTGACAGCGCAGATGAGGAGCCGAACCATGCTTAACGTTGTAGCAATCATGGGTCGCCTTGTGGCAGACCCGGAACTCCGCACCACCCAGCAGGGCACCAACGTGTGCACCTTCCGCATTGCTTGCGAGCGTAGCTATACCCCGAAAGGCCAGCAGCGTCAGGCTGATTTTGTGGATATCGTGGCATGGGGCAAGACCGCCGAATTTATCTGCAAGTTCTTCCAGAGGGGCAGCATGATCGCCGTTGAGGGCAGCTTGCAGACCAGGAATTATCAGGACAAGCAGGGCAACAAGCGCACGGCGGTGGAGGTTCTTGCAAACAATATCAGCTTTGCAGGCGCTAAGGCGGCAGATAAGCCCGCTGCGCGAGATTTCGACCAGCAGACGCAAAACTACACCCACGAAGCAAAATCCGCACAGAACGCCCCGCAGCCCGACTACACGCAGGGCAGCATGGACGATTTCGCCGTGATAAACGACACCGACGACATGCCGTTCTGAAGGAGGAGATAAACAATGAGCGTAAAAGGATATAAAGTTTTTAATTCTGACTGGACGTGTCGCGGCAAACAGTATTCTTGCCCGGGAACCTTTGAAGAATTTGTAAGTCCGTCTGTCTGCAATGTGGGTATGCACTTCTGCAAGAATGCCGCCGACTGTTTCCGTTACTATGATTTTGACCCGAATAACCACGTTGCTGAAGTGATCGCCCACGGCACGGTTGCAGAGGGCGGTAACAAGTGTGCAACGAACAAGCTGGAAATCGTGCGAGAAATCCCTTGGGCTGAAGTCCTTGAGATCGTGAACACGGGAAAGGCTTGCACTGGACGTTGCAACAGCGGCGACTGCAACAGCGGCGACTGGAACAGCGGCAACCGGAACAGCGGCAACCGGAACAGCGGCAACTGGAACAGCGGC